TAAACTGGAAGCAAGTCAGAACTCTAATCAATTATTTAAAAGAGACTGAACCACCTTCCAGAAATCAGAAATACAGATTAACCAGGATGGGGTTCGGAAATGAAGAGATTGAAAGCATGACGATGGTAGATGCAACAAAAATCCTGAATGCTTTCTTTGCATCAGGAAATCGACTTACTCGAAATAATTTTGCGAAAGCAGGTGAATTATGGATACGGAAATAAGCCAAGAAAAGTATGAGGAAATACTTTTCTCGATACCATGTGCCGCACTAAATTATGAAGATTGGGTACACGTATCAATGGCGGCAAAATCAGCAGGAATAGATTTCAGCGTATGGAATAAGTGGTGTGCTACAGATCCAGCGCGATACAAAGTAAGAGATTGTGAGCGCAAATGGGATTCTTTCAAAGGTGACGGAATCACAGGCGCTACGCTTACTCAATTTGCGCGTGATTACGGACATGATCCTTTTCCTAAAGGCGAGTCAAAAGAGCTTGACTGGTCCGACGAAATCACAAGCGACGGAATCGAAGAAAAGCCAGCTATCCCCACTGCGTACTCACACGCGCAGAAAGACTACTTACAAATCATCGAATATTTAGAAAGTGTATTTTCACTCGAGGATCATGTAAATATCATCACACAGACAATCAAAAGTGATGACGGAAAGCTTAGACCGTACGGAATAGGTGTAACTGCCTTGACTGTAGATGGCATTTCTAAACAGCTTAGAAAGTACGCAGACGAACCGGACTTCTTCGACTTTGTATTCGGAAGCTACGATAAAGAAGCAGGCGTGTGGGTGCGTATAAACGCCATAGACGGCAAAATAGGACCAGACCAGAAAGCTATATCAGACAAAAACGTTGTTAAGTATGAGAACGCTTTAATAGAGTGTGATGAGCTTTCTATTTCAGAGCAGATTGCCAAAATCAAGGAATTAAAACTTCCTTATAAAGCACTGGTACATTCTGGAAAGAAATCAGTACATGCCATTGTAAGAGTCGATGCAGTTTCTTTAGCAGACTACAAAGAGCGTGTGAAATGGCTGCAAAGGTATTGTATTGAGCATGGACTGCCGGTAGATGAAGCAAACAAGAATCCGAGCAGAATGAGCCGCTTGCCAGGCGTTGAGCGAAACGGTCAAAAACAGATTCTGTTAGAGACTGCTAAACCCGTTTCTTTCGACGAGTGGAAAGCAGATGCAATAGCGGCAGAAGAAGCGAGCAACTTAGAAGTTGTCAGCTTTGCAGATATATTCAATGATCTGCCGGAATTAGCGCCTGAATTGATTGAGGGCATCTTGCGAGAAGGCCATAAAATGCTTATTTCCGGTCCATCAAAGGCTGGTAAATCATTTGCTTTGACCGCTTTGGCAATCGCCATAGCAGAAGGAAGAGAATGGTTTGGATTCCGTTGCAAGCAAGGCAAAGTATTGTACTTGAATCTGGAAATCGACGTGAGAAGTTTTTACCACAGAATTGCAGACGTTTACAGCGCGTTAGAGTATGAACCGTCGCACACGAATAACATTGACGTGCTGAACCTAAGAGGAAAAGCAGAGCCTATTGACAAACTCGGGCCAAAGCTCGAACACAAAATTCGCGATGCCGGATATAGTCTAATTATCGTTGACCCGATTTACAAAATCATCACAGGCGATGAAAACAGTGCAGCGGATATGGGAGCTTTCTGCAACTGGTTTGACCGTTTGGCGGAAGCTGGAAACTGCGCGGTTGCTTTCTGTCACCATCATTCAAAAGGCACGCAGGGTGCAAAAAGCGCAATTGACAGAAGCAGCGGTTCGGGCGTATTCGGACGTGATCCAGATGCGATTGTGGACATTACGCCTATTAACATCGGTCTTGCAGATCTGGAAGAATACAGAGCAATTTACAAAGAATATGCGGTTGATGCTTTCCTGCATGAAACTGGTCAATGGCAGAATAAAGAGGCTATGCGCTCGGAAGAACTGCATGACAGAGTAGCCAAAGAGCAGTTAGCAGAAATGTATTTTGACCGCCACAAAGACGCAGACAGAGCGCATTTTGACGCCATGCTGGAGCGCGCAGACAGAATAGCAACCAGTCCTGCATACCGTGTAAGTATGACTTTGAGAGAGTTTAAGTCACCTAAACCGGTCAATCTTTTGTTCACGTATCCTATACATATCAAGGACCAGACAGGCTACCTGGAACGCCTTGCGTTGCAGGGTGACAACAGCATCGAAGCCTTACAACAAGCCAAAAAGAATAAAGACAAAGAGCGTTCAGACAATTACAGAGCGATGCTCGAAAAGCACTTTGAGAGCAATGAAAAGATACGTGTAGGTGAGCTGGCAAAGATGCTGGATATGACCACTATGGGCGTCAAAGGCTGGGTAAAAAAGCAGGAATGGCTTGAAAAAGACAAAGACGGGTATGTTTTCCCTAAGAAAAACTAGAGGGGCAAACTCACGGAAAAACCCGAAAGTTTGGGGGCAAACTTTGGGAGGGCAAACTCAAAGGGCAAACTCACGGAATTTTACGTGAGTTTGGGGGGGCAAACTAAGGGGCAAACTCACCCTTTATAGATAAAGGGTTATACCACCCTAGTTTCGGGTACCCCTCACAACATGCAAGTACTAGGCAAGCAACTCTCCCAGACGAGGGAGAGAGTTGCAAGCCATAGAATACTTGCTTATAGCGAAAGTTTAAGGAATTGAAAAATGGAGCCTATTGTAATCAGAATTTGTGAAGAGCCGCCAAGATCTACTGCGCAGATGAAAAAAGTGAGTGTCATACATGGAAGACCTCATTTCTACGAGCCGCCTAAAGTGAAGGAAGCTAAAGCGTGGCTCAGAAATCATTTAGCGATGTACGCGCCTGATGAACCGTTCGAGGGAGCGGTAGAACTGTACGTTTCGTGGGCGTATCACACGAATAAGAAAAAGCCGGAATGGAAGACAACCAGACCGGATACGGATAATTTAGTTAAAATGCTCAAAGACGTAATGACAGAATTAGGATATTGGAACGACGATGCACAAGTATGCTATGAAACATCATCAAAAATCGTTTCGCGCAATCCAGAGCTGTATATCGAAGTCAGAGAACTGAAACCATACACAGAAGAATTTTAGAAAGCGAGGAAGTTATGAATCTGTATAAAATTGATGAAGCGATTTATGACATCTTAGAGAACGGTTTTTCAGAAGATGAAGAAACGGGTGAAATCCTCTTTGATGAATCTAATCTCGAAGAGCTAAAGATGAACCGCTTAGATAAATGGGACAATATTGCATCGTACATCAAGAGCCTTAAAGCAGAAGCAGAAGCGATGAAGGCGGAAGAGAAAAATCTGAGCGCACGCAGAAAGGCAAAAGAATCACGCGTTGAAAATCTTATGTCATACATGCTTCACTCGATGCAGAACGCAGATCAAAAGAAATTTGAGACAGTGCGAAACAAGGTTTCGACCAGAAAGAGCAAACAGGTGGTTATTGAGATGGAAGACTTGATTCCAGCGCAGTACATCACTACGAAATTTGTGAATACGCCTGCTAAAACAGAAATTAGCAAAGCATTGAAAGCTGGTGAAGAAGTACCAGGTGCTAAGCTGGAAGAAAAAGTGAATCTGGTAATCAAGTAGGAGGCAGAAGATGAATCCATTTAGAATCTATGTAAACGGAAAATGCGATACTTTCATAAATGCGGATCATATTCTTAAAGTAGAAAAGGATGAATATACTACTTTCTTTGAACACATTTTACGCATCCGCATGAAAAATAAAAAAAGTTATATTATTTATTATTTTGATTATGAAAAAGACGCGATGGATGCTTTTAACAATTTATTTATCGCTTTAAATGAAAAAGAAAACAGTGTAAGTTTTGACAATGTTAAAAAAGTTGAATCTTGGTAGGAGGTTTAGAAAGTGAAATTGCTTAGATTTGCTAAGGGTTTAGAACCTGTGGCCGCAATTAACCCGAAAAAGATTTTACAGATCATAAAGCAAGACAGACCGAAAGGTATGGGTAAATATGAGCTTGTTATAAGCTTGAGCGAGTCCATCGTTCTTAGGCTTTTATTTGCATCCCCCGAGGACCGCGACTACGCCTTTAATGATGTGTGCAATCTGGTAGAAGACGATGAAAAAGAAATTAAGCTGCATAACGTTTATGATGTTGTGTGGTATTAAGGAGGTTTTATGAAAAACTTTTTGATTATGGCGTTGTTGCTGTTTTATCCATTGGCATATATCCAGTGCGACAGACTGCAATTCGGTTTGTGGTGGTTTTTAGGTATTGTAGTGATCGGACTTTTAGGGGCGATTGCAAAAGGCGGTAAAGAATGAGTGCAGAAAAGGAAGCAGCAGAAACAACGGAAATTGCAGAACCGCCTAAGCGAAAGCGAGGACAGCGAGGACCGGATAAGAAGCCTAGAAAACCAGGAACTGGTAAATTTCTAAAAGAAGCAGCTAAAACGGATGTCAACGAGGAATACAACCGAAAAGAAATTGCATTTATCTTGGAAGTTACGCCTAAAAGCAAGCCTGATTTTAACGACATTGAGGAAATGGACAGACGGTTTACACACTATTTAGAGACATGTGCCAAGTATGGAAAGCGTGTAGGGAATATGACCGCGTATTCTGCTATTGGCGTAAGCGTTGATAACGTTAGTGACTGGACCGCACCAAATGCCAAAAACAAGGACCGCAAACAGTTTTTCGAATACGTGAAGTCTGTATGTGCTACGTACCGCGAAGGGCTGATGCAGGACAGCAAAGTACATCCGGCTGTGGGTATTTTCTGGCAGAAAAATTACGACGGTTTGAAAGACCAGAAAGAGAGTATCCAGGTTGCAATTAACCCATTAGGTGAGCAGAAAGACGCGAAGTCGTTAGAGCAGAAATATATGGCAAATGCAGCGCTGGTTGAACCAGCTAAAGCGATTGATGCAGAATTTGTAGAGCGTGAAGTAGAAAAGGAAAAAGTTTAGAAAAGGTGCAGAAAGCGCCTTTTTTTATTTTTCAAAAAATACGCAGAAAGGCAGAAAGAGTTTTCAGATCTGAAAGAAAATGAGCGGTTTTCGGGTTGTATTTACGAACTTTGACCCTGTATTTACCTTTTGAGCGGTTGAGAACGGTGGAATTGAACGTCGAATGTATCCATTTTATAAAAATATTTTTCAAATAATGAATAAATGCCGCTCACAAGCCCACAAACGAGCTACAACGCTTAAAACTCAAATAAATGAGTAAATACTAGGGAAAAGCCTAAACGCGCTTAAAACGCATTTAAAAGGCCTTATAAAGCGTGTGCAATTTTTACACAAACTAAAAACCCGACTTACTTAAGCCGGGTTATAGTGTCGATGGTCCTATCATCTAGCATAGGCACTGTAAATTTAGTCCATGTAGCAGGCTCAAAAATTACACATTGCCCGTAACGTGGCAAGGTCTCAAGGCCTACCATGCCGCAAACGTTACGGCTATCTTGCTTTGATCTTACGCGTAAGCCTACAACGCAGTCAAAATTAACTTTGATAGCAGTGGGTATTATGCTGGATAATGGGCATTGAGTACATACAATCAAGTGCACATTTGCCGCGCGCCCTATTTGTCCTATGCGTTGTAATAGGGGTATAACGTGCTTTTTATCTAGGGTTATAAGATCTGCCAATTCGTCGATAATCACATATACAGGCACGTCCAGGGAGCTTTTTACGCGTTGTTTTTGCATGCGGGTATATCTATGCTCACAAAGATCTAGCGCATACTGTAGCGCTTTTATAGCGCTTTCGAGCGTATCAGCGTAAGCAAGCGTGCTAGTGCAACGCTTATAGCTGTATAGCTCTACCTTTTTCAGATCTGCGAGAATCAAGCGCGCGGCTTGTGTCGCTAGTATGGTAGTTAAAAGGCCGTTTAAATACACGCTCTTTCCCGAGCCGCTAGCACCTGCTATCAAAGTGTGGGCATATCGTGGTGGTATGGTGTAGCACTCATAAATGGTGAAAGGGACGGTTTGCGTCCCTTTCTTTCTTTTGTGGATGTTAATCATGCAGGGCATACCATTTGGATACAACACGCGTTTTTACTAAAGCCATACCTAGCGCCGCTAGTTCGGTGTGGTATTTAAAGTAAAATGCGTTTTTAAAATCGTTTTCTTTTAAATACTTTTTAGCGATGTTTACAAGGTTAAAGTATTCAATGCGCGCCGCGCGGTCTGAAAAAACATCATTTAAATTATCATTAAAAAAATCAAAATAGTCTTTGTAAACTTCCATAACATTCTTTTCTTGCGATTTTGTCATATTTTTTTACCTTTCTTTCTATTCGTTATAAAATTCGTTCCAAATTTCTTGTTTATATTCGTCGTTATAGTCAGCTGGATAAAGTTTTACTGTTTTACCCTTGGCAAGTTTGTTAATCATGTCATTGTAGGACATGACATAAATTTGACCTCTATTCGTGTCAACTACGTTGATACCCATGTCATAGTAACCGCCAAAATAAAGCGTGCTTAATAGCTCGATATGCTCTTTTCCTGTTCTTGAAATTTCAGCGTCGCTTTCCTCTGAAATACATTCACTCACAATTTCACCCAGAGATGTATCAGCGCTGTAGCAAGTAGGGTCAACGTAAAGACCTGTATTTTCATAGTATTCAGTTTTGAGAGCATTTAATTTTTCAGTGATAGGGTTCATAGTTTTATATCCTTCTTTCTATGTAAGCTATTTAACTTACAACCATAGTGTAATCTTTTTAACTTACATTGTCAACCATTAAACCATAAAAAGTAAGTTTTTTAGCTTACTTTTTTCAAGGGTATAAAGGAGTTAAAAAACTTTCAAGTTTTCTTACTATGCGGCCGCGGCCGCGCTGGACTGTACGGCTATGCTCACGTGTCCAGCGGTTGCATGATGGTATGGCCGCGCGGCTTTGCCTGCTATGGTTTCAGATCTTGCAGGTGTTTTGAGTGTTCAGTGTCGCTAAATTTCCTTTAACCTTTTAAATAGTCCAATGCCTAATCTATTAGGCGTTGGGGTATTTGAAAGGCGCCCCCGGCCGGGGTGAACCCGAAAATTACGCGCAAAACTAAAAAAGGCCTTTTTGTGTAATCTATATACTTTACATTTAGAAACGTAAGGTATATACTATACACGTAAAGAAAGAAGGAAACAAAAATGAAAATCAAGGACCTGCTTAAACAGCAATTAAAAGAAAAGGGATTCACTTATGAAGAGTTTGGGAAACGCCTGGGACGCGAAAAGAATGCGCGCATGTATGTGTCAGATATGTTCAGACGAGAATCAGGTATGACACTGAAAATCTTACTTAGCGCACTCGACGTATTAGGCTTTGAACTCGTTGTACGTGACAAATATTCAAACAAGGAATGGGTGGTCGAACAATGACCATCTACGGCTATGCCCGCGTGTCAACGAAAGGTCAGGCACGCGATGGCAACTCCCTTGAAGCACAGGAAGAGATGCTCACCAGTTCAGGCGCATCAGTAGTCTATTCCGATGCGTTTACAGGAACTAAGCTCTCCCGTCCGCAGTTTGATAAGCTCATCTCACTTCTTAAACCAGGTGACACTCTCATGGTTACTAAGCTTGACCGTATAGCAAGGTCAGCAAGCAAAGGTTCAGAGATGATACAATCCTTATTGGATAAAGGCGTGAAAGTGCATATCCTGAATATGGGTCTCATCGACAACACGCCAACAGGCAGACTTATTACAAACGTCATGCTTGCTTTCGCAGAGTTTGAAAGGGACATGATCGTTCAGCGAACCAGTGAAGGCAAGGCCGTGGCAAGGACTAAGGAAGGCTACCGTGAAGGCAGACCGAAAGCGGACATTGACATGAGCGCCTTTGCTGAATCTTTGACACAGGTTAGCGACGGATTGCTGACTGTGGCGCAGGCGTGTACTAAGCTGCACATCTCAAAACCGACGTTCTATAAATACAATAAACTATATACGTGTTAAGGCTGGTTAGCACGAAAGCTCAAAGGAGCAGTACCCGATAAAAAAAAGGGACTGCTCCTTTTTTGCGTTTTCATTCGAGTGGAACTCGTAAATGCGAGTGGAACTCGAAAGAACTCGTTTAACACTCGTTAAATTCAATCAAGGTCAGGAGGAAACATGGCACCGAAAAACGAAAAGACGGAAGCAGAGTATCATCTCATACACGAAGGCATTACACAGGCGACAGAAAAACAGCTTCTGGATGCCGAACTGCATGAGGACCATTTGAGCTTGTGCCGAAATATGATAGGGGACTTGTCACCAGGTATGCAGACTTACCGACGCATACCTAGACTTGCACACAGATTCAACCGCGAGTTCAGGCCATTGACGAGTAAAGCTTTGGCGATGGCGGTTGAACTGAAAGACTGGAACACTGCCGAAAGACTCAACACGTGCCTTTATCGTTCTTATGTGCTTTCTGCTACTTGCTATTTTGAAGACTACTTGCAGGCTATAGACTTTAACCGCACACCAGACAAGAGGTTCTACGAGCCTAGGAAAAGTTATTTGAAACGCATTGTTGACGGATACCAGCGGGTACTTGACGGTGAGATACGCCTGCTCACTGTCAGCGTGCCTAAACGCTGCGGCAAGTCACAGACGGGTATCAACTTTGTAAACATGCTTTCCGGCAGATTCCCTAACCGCTCATCGCTCATGGAAGGAGCCGGAGACGCACTCGTCAACTCTTTTTACAAGGGCTGCCTTGAATATCTGGTAGATGGGAACGAATACGCATACTACGACATTTTCCCCGGCATGAAGCTGGTAAGCACTGATGCAAAGATGAAAACGTTCAACTTAGACCACAACTCACGATTTCCAACAGTTATGTGCCGCTCTATCGACGCAAGCCAGGTCGGACTTTCCGAAGCAACGAATCTTCTTTACCTCGATGACTGTGTTGAGTCACGCATGGAAGCAAAGAACAGGGAGCTGTTAGACAAAAAGTGGGAAACCATTTCAGGCGACGTGATCGGACGTGCGATTGAAGGTACGCCTATCGTTGTAACAGGAACACGCTATTCACTTTATGATCCTATTGGCAGAATCCAGGAACACGCACGCCAAGCTGGCTGGAAATGGGAAGCTATTGAAATGCCAGCGCTTGACCCCGTAACAGATGAAAGCAATTACACGCACATGCGCGAAGGAAAACCTGTATTCACTACCGCCTATTTCAGAGAACAGCGTGACTTGATTTCTGCCGAAGCATGGGAGAGTGAATTTCAGCAGCAGCCATTTGAAGCAAAAGGCCTTCTTTTCAACAAAGATATGCTCAACTATTATTTCAAGCTCCCTACAGACCATGACCCGGATTATGTATTGGTTGTATGTGACACCGCCGAAAAGGGTTCAGACAGCACGGCCTTGCTTGTCTTATATGTGTATGGCGAGGACATTTTTGTCGAAGATGTTGTATTCGACAACAGTTCACCAGAGCACACGAAACCACAATGCGCGCAGATGATCGTCAAGCATAAAGCTGGCAGAGGGACATTTGAAAGCAATAACGCCGGAGAGTACTACGCACGCGACGTGAATGAGTTGGTTAATAAAATGGGTTACAAAGGTTTCTCGATGCACACGAAAAGGACTGTCAGCAACAAGGAAACAAGGATTGAGATGGCAAGCGATAACATCATTAAGCATTTCTATTTCAAGGATCCTTCAACTTATAAGCGGTCTAGTCAGTACGCTGACTTCATGCGCGAGCTGACTACCTATACACGCGCTGGCAAAGTGCCGCACGATGACGCACCGGACGTTTGCAGCTTGGCAGAGAATGAAATAAGGCGATTAACGGGTGCAAAGGTAGAAATTCTATATCGTCCATTTTGAGGAAATTGGTTTAAGAAAGTGCCAAAAATGAGGGGTATCGCGTACCAATTTCTTCAAATTTGAGGAAATCGAACGAAAAACGTTACAAATACAGCCATTTTCGATATTAAAAACGTGAAAGTGATATTAACGGGTTAATGACTGATATTAACGAGCTAAAAAGTGATATTATAGCGCCCAAGTTTAACTTAACACGTCAAAAATATCATGATAATTTAACCCGATAGGTGTATAATGATAGTGGACCAGTAGGTCTTAGAATCATTTGTTTTCTTCTCTCGGGCTGGTTTCCCTTTCTGGCTGGCCCGACTCTTTTCCTAAAACGTGGAGGTGCCGCATGGCAAATATAACCGAACAGTATGTGCCTTTGGCGGTCAACCATCGTGGAAGGCATCAGATTAAAGTAGACAATCCAGGAAGAATCACTGCATCAAATGTACTGGAAGTCCTGCATAAGGCCTTGCCGGAGCATGAAGCAAACCGCAGAGATATTATCTTTTTAGATGATTATTACCGCGGTGTGCAGCCGATTCTTAATCGAAACAAACCCGTACGCCCTGAAATCAACAACAAGATTGTCGAAAATCGAGCCAATGAAATCGTAGCCTTTAAAACAGGCTATCTGCTTACTGAACCGTTGCAGTACATTTCCAAAAATGGGGATGAGAACACTAGCGAAGCGGTCCGAAAGCTTAATGACTTTATGGAAATCGAGGGGAAAGAAGGAAAGGATGTAGAACTCACAGACTGGTTCCATATCTGCGGCACAGCGTATCGAATGATACTTCCTCGCGGAAAGGGAGAGGAAAAAGATGGAAGCCTCTTTCATATTTACACCCTTGACCCCGCATGGACTTTCGTTGTGTATTCACGCGAAGTAGGCAATCCGCCTTTAATGGGTGTTACCTACTACATAGATGAACGTGCGAAGTATCACTACTCGATTTATACGAAGGACAGTTACTTTGAAGTAACCGATGACAACGTTGTAAGTGCGGCATCCCACATTATGGGTGACGTACCTATCATCGAGTATCCTTTAGAGCGAAGCCGCATAGGCGCTTTTGAGCTAGTCATTGACTTGCTTAACGCTATAAACCTCACTGATTCTAACCGTCTTGACGGTCTGGAACAGTTTATCCAGGCGTTGTTGCTTTTGCATAACGTCGAACTGGACAGCGACGGTTTACAAGAACTGATTCAGAAAGGCGCAATCAAGTACCGCGACGCGGATTCCACTCTGAAGGGTGAAATCACATATCTGGTAAGCAGCCTAGACCAGACACAGACGCAAAGTTTGGTAGACCACTTATACGAAACTGTCCTCACTATTTGTGGTATGCCAAACCGAAATGGCGGTACTTCTACAAGTGATACCGGAAGCGCGGTTGTCATGCGCGACGGGTGGTCTGCTGCTGAAACTCGGGCCAAGCGCACAGAGATTGTTTTCAAGCAAAGCGAAAGGAAGCTCATACAAATCGCTTTGACAATCTGTAAGGCGTTCGACCATACGGGCGCATTTAATACGCCGACAAGCGGTATTGATATTCGGTTTACAAGACGTAACTATGAAAACGTCGCACAGAAAAGCACTGTTCTTACACAGATGCTTGCAAGCGACAAAATACATCCGAAGCTTGCTTTTGAAAGTTCTGGAATGTTTGCTGACCCTGAACTTGCCTATACCGTAAGCGATGAGTACAGGCAGGAACAGGAGCAAAAAGCTTTGGATTTAATGGAGAAACAACAGAATGCAGAGCGAAAAGAAGAAACTCCAAGCGGAAGCACTGACTAGTCAAGCGGTCAGAGAAATCCTAAAGATTCTAAATAAAGGCAACCGCGCGGAGCTGGCAATCGAGCAAGGACAGATTGCCGTTATAGAAATTCGGCGCTCTTGCGTATATAAGCCATGTAAGGTCGGGTAGAGCCTGACCTAGTACCAATGGGTACATCTCTTAACAGAGGTGTACCCATTTTTTTATGAATCTGGATTTTGACGAGCTGAACGTCCTTGCATCAGTCATATATACCGAAGCCGTTTCAGGCGAAACAAGTCAGGAATCGGCCATAAAAAAAGTCACGCAGAACGTGACAGACATACTCTACCTCTTTGCTAAAGACGGTCAGGACAGCCTAGCGCGGATGCTGAGCTATGAAGCCGCTTTAGACGAGGAAGAAGTAGAAGATCTCATCTTTTTAGAAATAGATGGCAAAACGGTTGCTGACCGCGTAGCCGACCATATCCGCGCCTCTGATATAGGCGCGCTCGGCACTCTTTTGGAAAGTGAAGCTTTCCGCGTTTATGAGGGTGCCAAGTACCTATCCGCGGTTCACACCGAATCTGCGACAGGTAAAGCCGTATTTAAAACATGGGACACCATGAAAGATAACAAGGTACGTGATACCCATAGCTACTTAGAAGGCGTGAGCGTGCCTATATCAGAATATTTTGTCACGTATGATGGCGACTACGCGTTACATCCGCATGGTTTCAAGAATGCGAAAAACAACTCGGGATGTCGCTGCATACTCACATATTCATACAACCGGACAGGGAAGTCCTAAATCGCAACTCAGCTATGAGCGAATAGCAAGCAGACAGGGAAGTCTATAAAACGCAAGGAGACAAAGCGCATGAGCGAATATTTGAAAACTTTACTAGGCGAATCTTACAAAGATGACCTCACCTTAGACGAACTGTCAGACCTTTTGGAAAGTCAGCAGTCGAATGCCGCATCAGAACTTGAACGCTATAAAAAGGCAATCACAAAAGCCAATGCTGAAGCGAAGCAGTACAAAGACCAACTTAAGTCGAAACAGAGCGCAGACGAGAACGCACTGCAAGACTTAAAAGACCAGTTGGCACAGTTAACGGAAATGAATAAAACGCTGACTGCGGAAAAGGAACTGCAAGACAGAACAGCTCGTTATATGGACCTCGGTTATGACAAGGTTCTAGCCGCGGATACTGCAAAGGCACTCATTGATGGGGACCTGGATAAAGTCTTTTCAAATCAGGCGAAATTTATTAAAAGCCGCGAAGATGCCGCAATTGCGCAAAAAATGCAGGATACGCCAAAACCAGGCGCAAGCGGAGATGTGTCAGGCGGAGTGAATTACCAAGAAATGGCAGCCAAAGCACTGGAAAACGGTGATGGCGTTGCCGCCGCATACTACACACGCCTAGCACAGGAAACACAAACACAAGCATAGGAAGGACTTTAGATTATGGCAGATAACGTAATTACAAGTTTTGGAGTCCTTAATTATTCAGGACTTCTCTTTAACAAAGGAAACACACGCACGCCTTTCTTAACAATGATCGGCGGGCATCAGAAAGTAACAAACCATGTTGAGTTTGTTACAGGTCAGGAATACACAGGCGGAGGCGATGGATCACAGCCAGCTATTTCTGAAACTGCATCCCTCACAGCACCAGACGCAACATCCGTAACACGTTCACAGAAAACAAATGTAACGCAGATCTTTATGGAGTCTGTTTACATCTCTTACGCTAAACAGTCCAACATGGGCACTCTGGCCGGAATTAATATTGCAAACCAGGTTGCTAACCCAATGAACGAGCTGGACTTCCAGGTAAACGTGAAGATGCAGAAAATTGCACGAGATCTCGAGTACACATGCATTAACGGTAAATTCGCAAAAGCCACAGGCGACGGTATTGCTAACCAGACTCGAGGCATGGTTGAAGCAATCGAAACCAATGTTACAGATCTTGGCGGCAAAGCAATCACCGTAAACGACATCGTGGCCATGATGAAAAAGGTTCACGACTCTCAGGCACCTACTCATGGACTGATTTTGTGGGCCGATTCTACAACGATTTTGCAGATCAATGATGACTGCAAGGTAAACGGACTCACAGTCGTGCCAGCAAGCCGTAACGTAAACGGTATTGATGTATCCGAAATCATTACACCATTTGGAAATGTAGGTGTTTACCTGGGTGAATGCTTGCCTGAAGGAACAGCTCTGCTGCTGAACTTTGATGTAATTGCACCAGTGCATCAGCCAGTACCGGGAAAAGGAAACTTCTTCATGGAAAAACTGGCAATTACAGGCGCCGGTGAAAAGCATCAGATTTTCGGTCAGATGGGACTCGACCACGGACCTGAATGGTATCACGGCAAAATCACAGGTATTAACACTACATTCGAGCCTAAAGCTTACAGCGCAGTGGTTAAAACAATTTCTGAATAACAGATAGGAGGGACAGTATGACCGAAGAAGAAAAAATCTTGAAATTGGAAATCTTTTCTGATGTCCATGACCCGGACATACTGTCCGCCTATTTAGATTTAGCAAAAGCAAAAATTCTTGTCCGCGCGTATCCGTTTAGAAACGACGTAACGGAATTACCCGAACGTTATAGTCTGCTCCAAGTCGAAATTGCAAATCATTTGATTGCAAAACGCGGCATGGAGGGACAGACCGGACACAATGAAAACGGCATTGACCGGTCTTATTCCGATGCAGATATACCGGCTGACTTGCTTAGACAAATCATACCGGAGGCCAAAGTTCTATGAGGCTAGCGCAAAGAAATTTACGTGAAATCACGTATTGCACGTATCAAGGCCTGAAACCATTACTTGATGGCGAAGGTTTTGAAACCGGTGAAAATGTCAAAAGCTACTCGAAACCAGTGAAGAAGCGAATGAGCGTGAGTCCTGCAAACGGAAGTGTGCAGTCTGATATTTTTGGGAATATCACTCAATACGATAGAGTGCTAATCACCGATGATCCAAAAATCAAAGTCGATGAAAATTCCATCTTTTTCATTGAAAGATCGTACACAGAAAAAGACGGATTGCCGGAACCAGACTACGTTGTAGCTGGTATCGCACGCAGTCTGAATTACGTTTCTATCGCGGTGAAGCAGGTGAGCGGACGATGAACATTACAATCAATCCGTTCGACAGCGCGTCTATAAAAGCCGCTTTAGATCAGGTAAAGAAGTATAAGCAGACGATTGAAAATGGTTCAGAAAAGCTTCTTGATGAGCTTGCAACGCGCGCACAAGACAGCGCGCAGAAAAACTTTGATAACGCTGTGTACGCCGGTGAATCCGGTGGCACTGAGGTCTCTATTGACGTATCAGGCAAAAAAGAGCGCAAAGTTATAGCTCAAGGAGATAAAGTCCTCTTCATGGAATTTGGAACAGGCGTTGTCCATAACTCGGGGCATCCCGAAGCCGGAAGTCTCGGAATGATCCGAGGCGAGTACGGCAGAGGCCTAGGTAAGAATCCAAACGGATGGACATATATAGGAACACCCGGCTCAAACGCTCCTGCCGATACACACCTCATAGAGGACGCGGTATCGAGAAAAGACGAACCGCTTGTACGTACTAAAGGTAACGACGCAAATCGCTGCATGTATAACGCGAAGAAGGAAATTGAACAGGATTTTTCTGACATAGCGAAGGAGTGTTTCAAATGATCGACGTTGAAAATGAAGTGTTTACACGAATTGCAAATGCCGTTCGAGAGAAATACCCGGATGCAGATGTAACAGGAACTTACGGCACACAGCCTGCCGGATTTCCTCATGTTTCTATCTGCCAGACAGACAGCTATGAGGAAAAGGCGTTTGCCAGTTCAAGCACTACTGAAAACGTAGTGAGAGTGACCTTTGAAGTGAATATCTACTCCAACAAAGCAAGTGGCAAGAAGCAGGAATGCAAAGAACTTTTGCGAATTATAAATGACGCATTTTACGAAATGAATTTTATTCGTCTGGTCAGTGTACCAGTGCTTGATCCAGACGATTTAAGCATATACCGTCACGTCGCTCAATTTAGAGCACGCACAGACGGAAAGTATTTTTACAGATAAAAGGAGATTATGAAGCATGGCTACTTCTACATATCAGACCTACCTCATGTATAAAAAGACAAGCTCTGCTACCGCCTATGAACAGTTGATTGACATCACTAGTTTTCCAAAGTTGTTTGGTGATCCCGAACAGCTTGAAACTACAACTCTTTCACAGGCAGTAAAAACATACATTGAGGGTCTTCAGGACACAGAAAAACTAGCTTTCGGTGCGAATTATGACCCGACAGATTTCAAGAAAATCTATGACCTCAAAGGACAGGAACTGCCACTTGCAGTCTACTTTGGCAAGGATGGTGAGTATGGCATCTTCTCTTGGAACGGAACAGTGAGTGCAACGGTTGATTCCGGTGCTACAAATGAGGTTCGCAAGATGACGGTTAACTCTATGCCTGCATCCGAAATCACATTCTCAACCGGAACAGCGAAGTAACGAATAACTAACTAGAAAGGAATTATGAATATGTCTCAGAAAATCGAATTTGAGTACGAAGGTACTCCTTATACCCTTGAATACACTGCACGCACAGTAGCAGCTATGGAGCGAAAAGGCTTTGACATTTCAGCCGTTGACAAACGGCCGATGCTTCTTTTGCCGGAGCTTTTTGAGGGAGCTTTCCAGGCGCATCACAAGAATGTGTCTCGCAAAAAAGTTGATGAAATTTTCGAAAATATTGGCGACAAGCAGTCCCTGATTCAGACGCTTGTAGCGATGTATTCAGAACCGATCGCGAAGATGGTAGGTGTCGATGATGAGGCAGACGATGATTCCGAAAAAAAAGTGACATGGACGGTGAGCAATTAAGCTCCCGTCATTTCTCATATTTAGAAATCATTGAAACCCAATGTTCGCGCTATTTAGAGATGGGTATGCCCTGGAATGACTTTTGGGATGGCGATCCAGACATGTACCCACATTACCGAAAGGCTTTTAAAGCGAAGCGCGACTACGAATATACCATGTTGTGGCTGCAAGGCAGATACACGTATGAGGCACACGCTAGGGCGCTGGCAGACAGCTTACGCGGCGAGGGCTACGCACCAGTTGGCTACCTTGAGGAACCCTTTCCTCGAACGGAAAAGGAAGCAAAAGAGCAGAAAGCACGATGTGAAAGAGAAGCTTATGAGCGCAATATGGCGATTTTTAAAGCGCAGGTCGAAGCAGTAAACGCGAACATGAGGGCTAAGCGAAAGGACAACTAAACATGGCAGATACTCAAATGGAAGGTTTGTCCTTCAAAATCACGCAGGATGGCGCAGACGAGACAATCAAGCAGATTGACAGTATGGCCCAAGCTCTTGAGAAGCTAAAGAAGGCGACAGATACAATCAGTAAGTCGTCTTTCAACTCTCAAGCAAAATCTTTAAGCAACTTTTTTAAAACAATCAATGGCGCAAGTACAGCGGACGCCGCAAAGAACCTAAACGAGACTGCCAAAGCTTTGAGCAAAATTTCTAACATAAAGGAAATGTCGAACCTGAAAAACATAACGGATGGTATTAAGCAAATATCGCAAGCGCTTAAAGGTTCGAAATGGACAAACACGGATCAGGCGGCAAAGCTTTTTAATTCACTAAGCAAATTAAACAGTGTAAAAATCCCGGATGATATAACCACAGGCATCGATTCTATTCTAGAAAGCGTTCGCGGCATCACAGACAGCGACTTGGAACGCGTAACACAACTTGCGAATCTTCTTACACGAGTTTCAGCGATGCAAAATACACGTGGAACCAGAAGCTCACGCCAAAACGGAACGAACGCAAACGATATTGCAAATGCGCAGGCGGTCAATCCGCAGGGAACCGAAATTACAGTTAAGGCACAAAGCCTAACGGGTATAAGTCGGGTTCTTAACTCGATTAAATCCTCAGCGGTCGGCCTGAAAGGAACACTGACAGGCCTTTTCGATGGAACGATTGCACCAAGTACGGTTTTCAAGCAAGCCTTGGTAGGCGTTGAAAGCGGTCTTAAGAAAGTCGCATCCGCGGCAATCCATAAGTCACTCTCAAGCTTAAGCGGTTCTTTTAACAAAGCATCAACCGCGGCAAGCGGTTTCTTAAGAAGTATTGGCCGAATTGCTATGTACCGCGCTATTCGTGCAATCATTTCTCAGATTACACAGGCAATCAAAGAAGGTATTAACAACCTTTATCAGTATTCAGCGTTGATGGGTACAACGTTTGCCGGTTCCCTGGATAGCTTAGCTACAAGCGCCCAATACCTGAAAAACAGTTTGGGTGCTATGGCTGCACCGCTGATTCAGGCGGTTGCTCCGGCTATTGAATATGTCATTGAAAAAGTAGTCGAACTGCTGAACTGGTTCAACATGCTCATCGCGCGTTTGACTGGAAGCTCTACCGCTACCGTTGCACGTCGTGCAGCTACAACATTTGGAAGTGTTGGTTCAAGCGCGAGCGACGCCGCATCCGGTGTGTCAGACCTAAAGAAGTCGATTATGAGCTTTGATGAGCTGAACACTCTAACGGATAATTCATCCGGCTCTGGTGGCAGCGGAGGCGGAAGCGGAAGCGGAACTGATTACG